ACTATGAAAAAGCTCAGATCAAAAGTCTGGGCTTTTTTATTTAGAAAAGTTTTTTATATTTGTACATGGCACAAAAGTTTAAAAAGAAACCTGTTGTAATTGAAGCAGTTCAATGGACTGGTCAAAATCAGTTTGAGATAATGAACTTTTGTAAGACCTGTTACCTAACCAGTAGTGGTACAGTAAAGGACTTATACATTGATACCCTAGAGGGAGACATGTTAGCCAATGAGGGTGATTACATTATCAAGGGAGTAGCCGGAGAGTTCTATGCATGCAAGCCAGAGATCTTTGCTCTTACATATGAGAATGTATGACCCAACATCAGTTGGACATATGGCAGAAGCTGACGGCTGAGTCAGAAACCAACCTAGAAGCAAGGATTAAATTTGATAAGTATATGGAAGAGCAAGTACAAGTAGGCTTTGAAGAAAAGAGATTGCCTACATTTGGAGAACAGTTAGTAGGTCTAAGTTTTAACCCAAGTGGTGATGAGGATGTACATAGAGTAAAAGAATTAGCTGCAGAGATGGCAGAGATTCTAAAACGTAGATACTCTGTGGATGAGAAGACTCCAGTAAAAAGTTTGTTGTTTGATCATGCAGTGGGAGAGATTCTAAATGCTCAGATGACAGTAGTAAAAGTAATCACCTTAAAATAAACCAATGAAACTACACGGAAAAAGAATACTAGTAAATAAACCTGAGGTAAAAGAATCAGCATTTGAATTGTCTGAAAAAGATAAAGCTTTGCTAGAAGCAGATATGAGAAGTAAGTGGACAGCACTTGATATCTTTGCAGTAGGTGATGAAGTAGAAAGATTTGCAGTTGGGGATAAAGTATATCTTCAGATGAATGCCCTCAATACCTCAGAAGTAATTGATGTTGAAGGATCTCTCAAGCTTATGGTGCGAGAGCATGATATTGCTATCACATGGTAAATTTTAGTCAAGAAGCACAAGAGCAATATGAAAAAGTTATTTGCTCTAAAGAGGAGATCACTGGTACTCCACTTGACGTATCTAGTAGGATTATCATTGTTAATGATGCTACTAGACCAAGTCATTATGGTGGTAAGGATTCTGTCTACGAAGTTTTTAATGTACTAGAAGCTTGGGGATTAGATAAAGATTTCTATCTTGGTAATGTAATTAAGTATGTAGCTAGAGCCGGAAAGAAAAGTAGAACTACTGAAAAAGAAGATCTTCAGAAAGCTTTAGTATATTTACAAAGAAGAATAGACTCATTATGATCTGGTTAAAAGCACTTGCACTTATATTTGGTATTAGTACATTACTGTTCTTTTGGATTGTCATTAATGCAATGACAAGACCTGTGTACAATAAGATGCACAATATATACCAAGAGGATGAGAAAGGTAGAGTTATTGCTAACTATACAATAGGTGCAATGATTATAGTATCTTTTCTTTTAGGTTACATGCTTGGATAATATAAACCTCTACCCTGTCACAGTCCCTGGTTGCTTAGCTAGGGACTTTTTTATGTGATTTATTTTTAGTATATTATAGTATGGTAGAATTCAGTAAACAAGGAGATGTATCTACAACTGGTACAGTGTTATACACTGGCAATAGTAGTACAATATTAACTAAGATTATAAGCATTAGGTTTAATAATCCAGGCGCGTATGATCTTAAATTAGAAAAACTTGATTATGCTACAAGTACTACTAACACTATATATGATCTAAGTCTATCTGCTGGAGATACTTTAACAGATAACTTTACTTATGCTCTAAACCCCGGAGATCAGCTTATTGCCACAGCAAGTATTACCGGAACTACATATTACATATACGGAATAGATTATGCAAGTAGTTGATGCTAACGGAAATGTATTTGGTACAAATGGTCTTGAAATAATTGGACCAGATGGTAAACCAAAAGGTGGTGGCAGTGGTGCACAAGGCCCTGCTGGGCCACAGGGTGTGCAAGGTATTACAGGCATACAAGGTTCAGTAGGAAGTCAAGGTTTTACTGGCACTCAAGGAACAACAGGAACTGGTACTCAAGGTACCACAGGTTCAATAGGTCCACAAGGAGTACAAGGTATACAAGGGTTAATAGGTACAGGCACTCAAGGCACACAGGGTATTACAGGTACTGGTACACAGGGAACTACTGGTGCTCAAGGACTCAGAGGAATACAAGGAGTGCAGGGTCCATCAGGTGGTGGCGGTGGTGGTACTACAGCTATTGGTATACATGCTCTTGTAAAGCCAAGATCAGGTGTAGTAATATCAGCTATGTTAACAACAACTGGATATAGTTCTACTTCACAAGTAGCTAATAGAATGATACTTTATCCCTTTATACCGGCAAATAATTTTGTATCTACAAACTTTATAATAAGGGTGGCTACAGCTCAGGCCGGTTCTTCTGCCATGATTGTAATGTATAATGACTTAAATGGTTCTCCAGATTTTCTATTGTTTGCAAGTGTAGTTTTAGACTGTTCAACAACTGGAAATAAAACTTTTGATTTGGAATATCCTTTTTTTGCTGGAGAAACCTATTGGATTGGATATTGGGGTAATGGGACGCAATCAGTATTTACTATGCCAGCAGCAAATATGCTACATATTAGAAGTGCCGGAGCTATACCTGCTCCAAGTAATGGAGTGATTGTAACTACACCTTTTAATCCATCACCTCCAGCTCAATTAACTGTGGTTAATACAAGCAATCAAGCTATGCCATTTGTGGGAATAACTCAACAATAAAATACATAACTATGCCACAAGTAAGAAATGAAATATATGATATCAACGGTCTTGTAAGAGTTGAGTTCATTGAAGTAGATGAACCTACTCAGGAAGAACTTATTGCTCAAAAAGAAGCAGAACTAATTGCTGTGTATCAAGAACTCCAAAGATTAAAAGATAATCAGTAATTTGCAGTTTATAGATATTTTTTGTATATTATAATGTATACATTTAATATTTATAACCATGGACATTTTAAATTTTATTTCTTGGATTAAAAGTGGAGAGTATAGAACAACTCTTCCTACAGATACACCATCTCTAATTCCTGTTGGGGCAAAAGACCCTACTCGTGATGATGGCTACAGATCATTGGCAATTAATGCAGCACCTTTACAGTCATTGTATAATAAAGCTAATGCAACACAGTTAACAAGTATAACTACTGCTGTTACTGTAGATGCTCATAATGGTATTATTACCACTGTATCATCTACACTTGCTGCAGCTACAGAAGCTGTTTTTACAGTAAACAACCCAGTTGTAACAGCTGCATCTAGAGTAATTGTTTCAGTAGAATATGATGAGGCAACTAATGGTTTCCCACTTGCTAATGTAGCAGATATTGCAAATGGTTCATTTAAAGTAGTTTTACTCAATGCTGGTGCAGCAGCACTTGCAGGTGTTGTAAAGATTCACTTTATTGTAATTAACTAATCATGTTAAATAATCTCACCAATTTTTTTAACCTTATTGTAAGCAGAAGGGTTAGAACTACAGCAGCTCCAGATGATCTTGTTGCTCTTGGTGTAAGAGATCCAAGAACTCCTGGTATCTATCAACCTACAGCAATTCAAGTTTCAGATCTGACAAGTGCTCAGCAGTCAAGTGGTTTATTAATTGATTTTCAGATTCAGAAGATTTTTAATACTGCTACAACTCCCGGGACAGGTAATATTACCAATGATCTTACTAATGCTAAGTTAGGTATTGTACAAAAGATCTACCATAATAGTCTTATTGCACCGTCAATGCCTATAGGATGGGTATTAGTAGGTGGTGGTATTTATGTACCAGGTGTACTTAATATTATCTATGCTGAATGGTGTGGTGGAACAAGAGTAGAATACTGGGTTACACAATAACATCTAGATCATGTCAAGAGCGTATCAATCATCCAGGTTAAAGATACCTGCAAAGCCGTTTATCTCAACATGGAATACGGCTATAACATATACTGGTTCTACAGCAAATAATCAGATTAGATTACCTCTTCTCTCAACAGGTATATATAAGTTTACCGTAAACTGGGGTGATAATACTTCAGATAATATTACTACTTGGAATCAAGCAGAAGTAACACATACCTATGCTGCACCAGGAACATATACAGTTACTATTACTGGTTTTATTAAGGGATGGGACTTTTCAGGTCAAAATCAGGTAAGTCCTGCAGGTGTTGTTGGGGATAGAAGAAAACTTACATCAATTACTCAGTTTGGGTGTCTTGAGTTTGTAACATTTTCTACTACAACATTAATAGCAGGAGCATTTTACCAATGTACAAACCTTACATTAAACGGTTTACAAGACTATCCAAACTTTAAGAACTGCACACAAGTTACAGGATTCCTTAGAGAATGTACCGGATTAGTAACTATTCCAGGTGTAAATAAATGGGATGTATCTAAAGTTACTTGGTTCAGAAACTTTTTTAGAGAAGCTGTGAACTTTAATGATAATGTAGGTAACTGGAATATGTCTAGAGCTACAGATACTGCTGTAATGTTTAGAGGTAGTACTACAATTGTACCTTATGGATCATTTAATAATGGTGGTTCAAGTTCAATTAAAAATTGGGACATGAGTAAGGTTAATAATATGAATGCAATGCTCTATGTCCAAAGATTCTTTGATCAAGAAATTGGATTATGGGATGTATCTAATGTAACTGACATGGGCTTCTTTATGACATGTAATATTGCTGCTTTTGGTGCAACTTCTATTATAGCTGGTAACTTTAATAATGCAGGATCAGATTCCATAAAAAATTGGAATACATCTAAGATGACAAATATGTCAATTGCATTTTCAGGGCAGGGCATATTTAATCAACCTATTAGTAATTGGGATACTAGTAATGTAACTAACATGAGTTATATGTTCCAAGCCCCATCATTTAATTATTCATTAAATAATTGGGATGTTAGAAAGGTTACTAATATGGATAGAATGATGCAAGGAGCTGTTGCATATAGTCATCCACTAAACAATTGGCAGATACCTCTTGTAACTAATATGACTAACTTTATGTACAATAGTGATCCGCTTTATTTAACTATTGCATTTAGTAAACAAAACTACTCAGACTTCTTAATTAGCTTAGCTGCACAACCAGTAAAACCAAATGTTCCAATAAGAGTAAATCAGTTTTATAGTCCAGCTGCTGCTGCCGCAAGAGCAGTTCTTACATCAGCACCAAATAACTGGACAATTGTAGACTTAGGAGAACAACCGTAAAAAATATATTATGTGGTATTTAGCAACAAATGAGACTGATGTTTTTCACTATGGTGAACTATTTGAAGGAGCAAATGTAACAACTGGACAACCAAAGTTAGATTACTTTGAAACAAAAGAAGATCTAGTTGCAGCATTGGCAAGTTATAATCAAGAGTTTATTGATCCAAATTTAGAAGAACTAAGTCAACCCCCTCTACCAGAGGAGTAAACTAAACAAATTCAAAGCCTTAAGATAACTTGAGGCTTTCTTGTTTTTAAAAAATATTTTTTGTATATTATAGTATACTATACATTAAATACATAAATCATGTCAGTAGGCAATATAAATTCATACGGAGATAAAAAGAATAATTTCTCCTTTCAGTATAGAGTTCTTAAAGGAATTACAGATCTAATAACTGCTATTACTGGAGTCACTATTAGTATAAATCCACAGGTTAGAACAACTAATGTAATTAGAACTACTGCTGCGGGATCAGTATCTGCTGGTAAATATAGTGTATCATTTGGTAATGTAGGAGCAGCAAATGGTACAGTAAAAGGTGTTACCCTTAAACCATTTGAGACTATTAACTTTGATGCAGGAACTCTTAATAATACACTAGATACAATTGATTATGATGCTACAGGAACAGACTTCCTTATCATATATCTTTCCTAATAGGTGTATATTTGTAAAGTATAGAAATTACTAAAGACTATTATTATGTCAACTGAAATTAATTTAGGTGGTGGTGGTGGAGGTATTGGTGTCCAAGGGATCCAAGGTATCCAAGGCACTGCTGGTACAGGATCACAAGGCTTATTTGCCCAAATATATATTACTGGAAATGTAGCAGCTAGTGCTATAAACACAAATCAATTAGTACAAAATTTTACACTTGATCAAGCAAATGCTATTAACTTAGTTAATTTTGGTGGAACAAATGATGCTTTACAAGTAACTGAGGCCGGTAGATATAAAGTAAATGCTAGATTTCATAGTAATAATGGATCTGCTACATCTGAAGATATTGCTATTGCTTGTGCCGTAAATGGAACTTTTGTAACAGCTTCTGTAAATAACATTTCAAATATTGAAGCGGGGGACTTTGCTTCAACTGAATTTGATGTTATTCTCAACTTAAATGCCGGTGATAGAGTAAACTTTTATTGGAGAACAACTTCTCTTAGTCTTGTATTAAATCCAGCAATATTAAATATATTAGGTTACTCCGTTGTAATAAACATGATTAATGTTGCCTATGTATCTCAAGGGATACAAGGTATCCAAGGTTTATTAGGTATACAAGGTACTCAAGGCCTACAGGGCTTAGATGGTGCATTTGCTGCACAAGGAATTCAGGGAACTCAGGGTATCCAAGGCATACAAGGACAAATAGGAACACAAGGTATAACTGGAGCTGGTATTCAGGGGATCCAAGGAATCCAGGGTGTGCAAGGAACTGATGGTTTACAAGGGGCAACAGGAACAGGAATACAAGGCATCCAGGGAACAACTGGTGCAACAGGAAACACTGGATCACAAGGTGTTCAAGGAATTCAAGGTACAGAAGGATTACAAGGTTTAACGGGTAGTCAAGGATCAACAGGAAATACTGGTATTCAAGGAGCTACCGGCACTCAGGGAGCTATAGGTATCCAAGGATTACAAGGAATCCAAGGTCTTACTGGAGCAACAGGTGCAGGTGGTGCAGTTGGATATTATGGTTCATTTTATTCTACTCAAGACCAAAATGCTCTTGCAATTAATACATTGACAGTTGCAACATTTAATAATACATCATTAAGTAATGGTATTAGTGTAGTTTCTAATTCACAAGTTACTTTTGCAAATACAGGTAGATATGCTTTAAATTTTTCCATTCAACTTGACAAAATCAGTTCGGGTGGTGGAGATAACTTTTTTGTATGGTTAAGAAAAAATGGTGCAGATGTTGCAGATAGTGCTACTAAATATGTAGTTCAATCTAATTACCGTTTTGTAGTTTCTTCTTTAGATTTTTTATTAGATCTAAATGCAGGAGATTTTATTGAAATTGCATGGTCAGTTAATAATACTGACATTATATTAGAATATGATGCCGGAGTTTCTCCATATCCTGCAGTTCCTTCTATTATTTTAAATGCTTTCCAGGTAACATATGCAATTCAAGGAACACAAGGAACTACAGGAGCAGGAACTCAAGGTATCCAAGGAATTCAAGGAATTCAAGGTGCAGGGACTTTGGGATATTTTGCAACTATTTACCGAAACACCCCATTAACACCTGTTGCACCAAATACAGGTCAAATAATTCTGTTTAATAGTGGTTTCATTAATAACACTGGTTTTGCTCAATCAAGTTTATTTGGAACTAATTCAGGAGTTGTAACAAGTAACTTTGGTTGGTATAGAGTTTATTTACAAGTTCAGGTTTCTAATGCAAGTGTATCATCAGAAACTGCTCTTATAAATATTGCAAGTGGTTTTTCTGCTATTAGTGAAGCGACTATTAGAACTACTATTCCTGCAAATTCAAGGGCAGTATTAGAAACAGAAGCTCTTATTGAAATTACTGCTTCAAACCAAGAAATCAGAGCAGTTTGGGAAGCAAGTTCTACAAGTGTAACAATTGCGGCTACTAATGGTTTTGCCGTTGTAATGCAACTTGAAAATGTGGCAAACATCCTTCAAGGTACTCAAGGTACTCAAGGTTTAGCAGGTGCCTCTGGTTCAACTGGAGCTCAGGGTATTCAAGGAATTCAGGGAATTGATGGTATACAAGGTGCTACGGGAGTACAAGGCACAACTGGAGCAACTGGTAATACTGGTTCACAGGGTATTCAGGGCATTACTGGAATTCAAGGTGATTTTGGTATTCAGGGAACACAAGGTCTGCAAGGTATTCAGGGTATAGGTAATGTGGGTGCTCAAGGTATTCAAGGGATTACTGGGACACAGGGCATCCAGGGTATTCAAGGACTTCAAGGAGATCCTGGTGTAGTAGGGTATTACTATGGAGCATATGATACAAGTAACCAAACAGCAGGTGCAATAAATACAGAGGTAATTATATTATTCTCAAATAGTTACGGATCAAATAGTGTAAGTTATACAGCCGGCACATTTAGAATAAATGAAGCTGCTGTATATAAAATACAATGTGAAGTTAATTGGAGAAACGGTGATCCAACTAATGTTGCAACTGGAGCTCTCTATGCAAAAGTAAATGGTACTGCTGTTGTTGGAACTACTACATTTCAAACTGTAGGAGCTCTTACAAGTGAAAGTACTATAATTGAAATTACACAAGCATTTAATGCTGGTGATACAATTCAATTTGCATTTACTGTAGATAATACAAATTTATCTCTTAGATTTGCTGCAGCAAGTTCACCTCTTCCATCTGGTGCAAGTGCCATTGCAAATATTGCACAAGTAGCTAGAACATTAGGACCGTTAGATGGTAATATTCAATTATCTTGGACCTCTGGTTATTTTAACCTAACAAACGGTACTGATAACCAAATTCCATTTAATAACTCTGTATTTAGTTTTGGAGCTGCATTAACTTCATCTAACTTGTCAACAGCTAATGCTGCAGTACAATTTTTATATACTGGAGTTTATATAGTAAATGTAAGATGGCATTTATTTGATCAGGGTAGTAATGCAACAACATCTACAACTTTGTATACATCTACAAATGGTACAGTTTGGACTTTTAATACAATTATTGGATTAATGAGATATACTGGAACTAATACAAATCAAATACAAAATAGTACTTTCCTAGTTAGAGTTACTTCATTACCATTCTATATTCAACCACGTATAAATCCAAGTGCAAATGCTCCATTCCCAGCTGATCTAGGTGCACCTACTGCATTTAGTGTGACAAGAGTGGGAGATCTATAATATATTATTTATATTTGTTGGAAAACCAACAGTATGAATAATTTATGTCAACTAGCATTAGCTAACGGAGGATCAGTTAACTATTTAACAATTCCATCAAATATAACAGAGGGGTTAGGACTTACTAACCCTTCTGTATTTTATATGGATGGTAAATACTTACTTAATCTGAGACATGTTCAATATGCACTATATCATAGTGAAGGAGATCAGAAATACCAGACAATGTGGGGTCCTCTCTCATATCTAAATCCTGAAGATGATCTTACACTTAGAACTACAAACTATTTATGTGAGTTAGATCCAAATAATCTATCAATTGATCAGTATAAAAAAGTTGATACGTCTAACTTAGATGTAACTCCTGTTTGGGAGTTTGTGGGTCTTGAAGATGCAAGAATAGTTTACTGGAAGCATGATATCTTTCTTACTGGTGTTAGGAGAGATACTAAGACTACGGGTGAAGGTAGAATGGAACTATCTAAATTAAGTTCTGGTGCAACTGAAATTGAAAGACATAGAATAGAACCACCAACATATTCATATTGTGAGAAAAACTGGATGCCTATTCTAGATATGCCATTTCACTATGTTAAGTGGACTAATCCCACAGAAGTAGTAAAAGTTGATTTAAAAAAAGCTAGTGCTGAAACTGTATACATTGTAGAACAAGATGTTACTTTTCCAAGAGATATTAGAGGAGGATCACAAGTTATTACATATGGTGAATACCGTGTTGCATTAACTCATGAAGTAAACCTTTGGAACAATGAACAAGGAAAAAAAGATGCTCAGTACTATCATAGATTTATAATATGGGACATGGAGTGGAACATAGTTGCACACTCTGATGCATTTAAGTTTATGACTGCAAATATTGAGTTCTCCTGTGGTTTAGCATATGATGGTAATGACTTTATCATTCCATTTGGTTTTCATGACTCTACAGCCTTTATTTTAAGACTGCCATCTGCAGTATTTAATAATATGTGTGGTTTGCCAGAGGATGCTATTAAACAAGATATTAAAGGTAGTACACCATACAAATTAGAAAAATTTATTACAAATCCCTACTCAGGTAAATGTAACTATGATCTAGCTCAACACTATTATGAGTCTGGTCATCTTGCATCAGCAATGTCATTCTATATTAGAACTGCAGAGTTTTCTAAAGATGATGATCTAGTATATGAAGCTCTACTAATGGTTGCTAAATGTTTACAGAGAATTGGTAGAAGAAGAACTACTGAACTGGGTCTTTGGTTAAATGCTGTGTCATTTAAACCAGATAGACCGGAAGCATATCTATTTATAAGTGAGTATCATGAGCAACATAAGAACTATGCTCAGGCATATTCATATGCTATAATAGGTTTACAGTATGCAGATAATGCCAAAGAGATATCTAGTAATATAGGTTATCTTGGTAAATATCAATTAGAGTTTCAAAAAGCAGTTTCTGCATGGTGGATTGGCAAAGGTAAAGAAGCAAGAAATATGTTTTTTACACTTGCTGATAATGCACATATAATGGCAGACTATTACCAAAGATTAGTACAGACTAACATTACATCTCTAGGATCAGGACCAGACCCCTTCTTAAGATACCACAAAGGATTTCATGATCAACTAAAATATAAGTTTCCAGGATCTGAAAATATTGAGAAGAACTATTCTCAAACCTATCAAGACATGTTTATACTTACCATGCTTAATGGTAAAAGAAATGGTACATACTTTGAGATTGGTGCAGCAGATCCATTCTATGGTAGTAACTCAGCTCTTCTAGAAGAATTTGGTTGGACCGGTACATCTTTAGAGATAAAAGAAGAAGAGGTACTTAAGTTTAATGCTGTTAGAAAAAATAAAGCAATACAAACAGATGCTACACTGTACAACTACTCAGTACTTAGAGGTCACATTGATTATTTACAGGTAGACTGTGAGCCACCAAAAACAACATTTGAGATCTTAAAGATGATTCCATTTGAGCAATGTACATTTGGTGTAATTACATTTGAACATGATTACTATGCAGATGTAACAAAATCATACAGAGCTTTATCAAGAAACTATTTACTATCTAAAGGGTATGTTCTTGTTGCAAGTAATATTGCTCCAGATGAAACCAGTGCTTATGAAGACTGGTGGGTGCATCCTAAACATGTTGATTCAGAAATCATTAAGATTATGCTGAATGCAGATGACTCAACTAAAAATGCAGAGAGATACATGCTAGGAATGTTATAATTTTTTTGTATATTATATGTATGAAGCACATACATATGCCACGTATTAATTTTTCAACCATATTACAGGTATGTCTTGTTGTGATGTGCCTGTTCTTACTTTTAAGAAAACCTACACAGGTATATCCAGTTAGTAATCAAAAAGTAATTGAAAAAAGAATTGAAGGTAAAGAGACTATAATTAAAGAGCAGGGAAAGGTAATTGATAACAGTGAACAGTTTATTGAAGAACTCAATGCTGGTTTATTAGATTTACATTCTCAGTTAGATAAGGTAAAAAATTCTAAAGATACCTTTAACATTGTCCAGATTCAGGACACAATGATTCATGTACTATACCGTAGAGATAAAGAAAAGGATGTTATTATAGCAGCCCAGGATACTATTATCCAAGCGCAGAGATACATTATCAATGCTAAGGATACTATTATAGCAACTAAAGACTTTGATCTAAAGAGAATAAAAAGACAGAGAAACATTTCTATTCTATTGAATGGATTATTAACAACAGGATTAATTATAAAATAATGGAAATAGCACAGTTAGTTCAATGGGGACTTATTGCAGTAACAGGAGTACTTGGTTACTTTTTAAGAATGATCCATACGGATGTTAGAAATAACACAGAAAGCCTAGGCAAACTTAAAGGTAAAATTGAATTGGTAGAACAAGAATCAAGACTTAAGTATCAAGCAATTCAAGAACAAACTCAGTTAGAAATTAAGAACCTAGCAAGAACTGTAGGTGAACTATCTGATGCAGTTAAACAATTAATATTACAAAGATAATGGATACAACAGCAGTAGAAACCACAGCACCAGATTTTGGTGTATTTGGACAGCTAGCAGACTACGGTCCGCTAGGTTTAGCAGTATTAGCTCTTGGATATGTTGCTTGGTTATTTATCAAGAGATATCTTGATGATAATAAGAAGATGAAAGAGGAGCTTGAAGAAAAGAAAGTAGTAAAGAGAAAAACTAAGAAGTAATGTCATTCGGTCCCTTTGAAGTATTAACACAGTACGGAGTATTAGGCTTTGCTGTCTTAGCACTGGGTTATTTATGCTGGATG